GTCGGTCAAAAGCAACATTTCGGGACAGTGACCATGAACCGTGGTACGATGGCCAAGCAGATAACGGAGGCTCCGATGGCTGGGTGCAAAACCAAAGGCATGAAGATGGGCGGCAAAGTTAAGGCCGCTTACATGAAGGGTGGCTCGGTGAAGTCAAAGGGCTACAAGAAGGGTGGCTCCGTCGATCAGTCGATGTGCAGCCCGCGCAAGCGCATGGCGATGGGGAAAACGGGATAATGGCAAAAGACGCTTGCTACAGGAAGGTTAAGGCCCGTTACAAGGTCTTCCCCTCTGCGTATGCAAGCGGGGCCATTGCCAAGTGCCGCAAGGTTGGCGCAGACAACTGGGGCAACAAGACCCAGAAAAAGGCCAAGGGCGGGCTCGTTAAAGCGAGGACCTTCTGATGGCCGTGCGCAAGACTGAGAAGGGCGCCGCGCTCAAGCGCTGGTTCAAGGAAGACTGGAAGGACGTCCGCACGGGCAAGCCTTGTGGTCGCCAAGAGGGCGAAAAGCGCGGCACGCCTTACTGTCGGCCGTCGAAGCGTGTAAGCTCCAAGACGCCGAAGACGGCAGGCGAGATGTCGTCTTCGGAGAAGCGGCAGAAGATTTCGGAGAAGAAGCGCTTGGGACAACCCGCCGGTAAACCGCGCCGTGTGTCCCCGGCGAAAAGGGGTAGGTCATGACGACTTCTGGTTCGCGAGACTTCAACCTCGATGTCGCTGAGCTCATCGAGGAGGCGTATGAGCGGTGTGGGCTCGAGGCCCGCACCGGCTACGACCTGCGCACGGCGCGCCGCTCGCTGAACCTGATGTTCGCGGACTGGGCCAACCGTGGCCTGAACCTGTGGACTGTGACGGAAGCTACGCAGGCGCTGACGGCCGGGACTGCCGAGTACACGCTGGGCGCCGACGTGGTGGACGTTCTGGATGTCGCCCTCCGTCGGAATGGTACGGACTACGAGCTCAATCGGATCAGTCGGAGCGAGTACCTGAACTTCCCGGACAAGACCTCGACGGGGCGGCCGAGCCAGTTCTTCTTCGACCGGCAGATCCAGCCCAAGTTCGTGCTCTGGCAGACGCCGGACAACTCGTCCGACACGCTGGTCTACTACTACATTCGCAGGATGGAGGACGCCGACAGTCTGACGAACAACGCCGCTGTGCCGTTCCGCTTCCTGCCCTGTGCAGTGTCCGGTCTGGCATACTATCTGTCGGTGAAGCGGGCCCCGGAGCGCATGCAAATGCTGAAGATGCTCTACGACGAGGACTTCCTGCTCGCCTCGACGGAGGACATCGACCGCGTGCCGCTGAAGCTCGTGCCGGGATTGAGGTGACACATGGCGTTCGCATCGGGGAAGAACTCGTGGGGGATCTCTGACCGCTCCGGGTTCCGTTATCGTCTTCGGGACATGAAGAAAGAGTGGACCGGGGCGCTCGTCGGAAAGGACGAGTTTGAGCCCAAGCATCCGCAGCTGAAGCCGCGCAAGCACCGCCCGGATCCGCAGGCACTCCGCAACCCGCGACCGGACCGGGTCGAGCCCGTCGTCGTCTATGTCGGCATGTGGACCCCCGAGACGTGGAAAGACTATTCCGTCGTCGGCTTTGGTAAGGTCGGCCATCTGGAGGTGAGCACCCCATGACCATGACCTACGGCGAGCTCAAGACGGCCGTACAGGACTTCGTACAGTCCACCGAAACGAGCTTCGTGAACAACCTGCCGCTCTTCATCCGTCTCGCCGAAGAGCGGATCATGAAGAACGTGCGCCTGAATCTGTTCCAGAAGAACGCCTCTGGATCCACGACGGCGGGGAACAAGTACGTCGCGGCTCCGAGCGACTTCCTCGCGCCGATCTCCCTGAGCCTGACCATCGGCGGAGAGCAGACGTTCCTGCTCCTGAAGAACGCGGACTTCGTGCAGGAGTACATCCGTGACAGCGAGTCTGGAGAGCCGGTCTACTTCGGTCAGTACGACGTGGACAACCTGATCCTCGCTCCGATCCCCGACAGCGCCTACGCGCTGGAGATGCACTACCTGTACCGCCCCAACAGCCTGACGGTTGGAGGCGACAGCGGGACCACGTGGCTCAGCGAGAACGCCGAAGTTGCCTTGCTTTACGGGACGCTTGTCGAAGCGTATACTTACCTCAAAGGCGATCAGGACCTCATGGTGCTGTACAGCCAACGCTTTGCTGAAGCGCTGCAGCGTCTCAAGAACCTCGGCGAAGGCCTTGAGACAACTGACGAGTATCGCATGGGCAAGCTGATGCGCCCCAAGACCTAAGGAGAGACTGACATGGCCATCACCACCGCGATGTGCTCAAGCTTCAAAGAGGAGCTCCTGAAGGGCGTTCACGATTTCGAGAACGACACCTTCAAGATGGCTCTGTATACGTCGTCCGCGTCTCTCGACGCCTCGACGACTGCGTATACGGCCTCCAACGAGGTGAGCGGTACGGGGTACACCGCAGGCGGTCAGGACCTCGACAGCCCGACCGTGACGCTCAGCGGAACCACCGCGTTCGTCGATTTTGCTGACGAGACGTGGACCACTGCGACCATCACCGCACGCGGCGCGCTGATCTACAACAGCACTGCGGCTGGAAACCCGGCCGTGGCTGTGTTCGACTTCGGCGCGGACAAGACCTCGACGGCGGGTGACTTCGTGGTTCAGTTCCCGACGGCAGACGCTTCGAACGCCGTAATCCGCATCGCGTAAGAGGCAGTCATGGCCGTTCTCGCCAACCGCGTCAAAGTCGCAACCGCGACCACTGGCACCGGGACGATCACTCTCGGTTCCGCCGAAAACGGCTATCAGTCGTTTTCTGACGGCGGTATCTCTGACGGCGAAGTGGTCAGCTATGTTATCGAAGACGGTAACAACTGGGAGATCGGCACTGGAACCTATACGGCCAGCGGCACCACCTTATCCAGAACGGTAAGCGAGAGCAGCAACTCGGATGCTGCCATCAACCTCAGCGGCAACGCGGTGGTGTTCATCACCGCGCTTTCCGGCGACCTGCAAAATGCGGTCGATATGGACCAAGGCGTGGCGACGACGGACAGCCCGTCGTTTGCTGGTCTGAGCGTGAACAGCAACCCGCTGCCCACCGCTGGCTCCCTCTCGAACCGCAACAAGATCATCAACGGCGCGATGCAGATCGCGCAGCGCGGCACGAACTTTGCTGGTGGCACCACGAACGCGGACGACGCCTATACGCTGGACCGCTGGTATGTGCTGTCGGAAGGGTCGGACAGCATTGACGTGGATCAGGTTGCGGACAGCCCGGACGATGGCGGCAAGTGCATTCGTCTGGACGTGGAGACGACGGGTGAAAAGTTCGGTATTGCCCAAATCGTCGAGGCGTCGAACTGCACTGGCCTGATTGGCAATACGGTCACGCTGTCCTTCGCGGCGAAGGTCTCTAACGCCCGGATCGACACGGTAAAGGCAGCGGTTGTGGCGTGGAGCGGCACGGCAGACACGGTGACGAGCGACATTATCTCGGCATGGAATGCTGACGGCACGACGCCTACGCTTATTGCCAACGCGACGTTTGAGAATACGCCTGCTGATCTGGGTGTGACGACCTCGTGGGCGACCTACGAGATTACGGCGACGGTGGATACGGCCAGTGCGGCGAACCTGATTGTGTTCATCTGGTCGGACGACGCGACGAACCCTTTGGCGGGCGATTTTCTGTACATCACGAACGTGCAGCTTGAGGCTGGCGACACCGCCACGCCTTTTGAGCATCGGTCCTATGGGCAGGAGTTGGCGCTGTGTCATAGGTATTATCAAAAAATCACTTACGCAGGGAGTAATACAATAGCAGTCGGCCTTACATTCACCACAACTGCTGCTGTAGCGCGAATTAATTTTTTGCAAGAAATGCGGGCTGCTCCGTCTATTACGCTCCCGCCCGCTGGGCAAACTTCTGGAACAATGAGTTTTTTAAACAATAGTAGTTTTCCAAGCGCAACAGGTAGTCATTCTGCGGGGGCAATCGAGTCTCACAGTTTTACAGTTGATGCCGCTGGGTACACAGGTCTTGCCGGGAGTGGATATGCTGCTGCGTTATTCGCTGTTTCTGGTTCTGATGTTTCATTTCTTTTTGATGCGGAGTTATAATCATGGACAAAATGAACATCACAACCGCTCAATATATTGCAGGAGAAGGTGTCAACACTAGCATCACCGCAGTCATTGACGGTGTAACTATGAGCGTCCCCCTTGACCCTGCCAACCGCCACTATCAGGCAGTCATGGAAGCTGTCGAGTCTGGCGATCTGGTGATTGAACCTGCACCGACACCCACCCCAGAAGAAGCCCTCGCTGATGAGCGCGCTGCCATGCGCTGCACCCCTGCTCAGATGCGCCTGACGCTGCACCGCATGGACCTCCTGACGCAGGTGCAGGCCATCGCTGACGCAGACCCGGAGGCGAGCATCGTGTGGGAGTATGCCACGGTCATCGAGCGCACCAGCCCTCTGATCGACGCACTGGGTGGGCCGAATGGGTTCACCGACACTCAGATCGACGATATATTCCGCGCTGCGATGCAGGTCTAGTCTGGCTCATCACGGGATATGACACCCCGCCCTGACCGTGCTAAACTCCGGACAGACGGACAGGAGTAAACGATGCTCGGCTTCAGCCCCATAGCTTCTGCGGCCCTCGCGGACGACGGGGGCGGCCTTGCCGTAATCGCTCTGGTCACGGGGGTCGAGGCCACCGGTCAGGTGAACGCTCCCGCTGTCTCCGGTGACGCCAACGTTGCCCTTACCGGGGTCGAGGCCACCGGTCAGGTCGGCACGGTCACTGCCGCAGTAAACATTGCCGCAGAGATCACCGGCGTTTCCGCCACGGGCGCCGCAGGAGACCTGTCGGTCTCCGGTGACGCCAACGTTGCAAGCGGCTCGGTGGTCGGAACCTCTGCCGCAGGCACGCTCGACGTTGCCGCAGCGGCCAATGTCTCCGTCACCGGCGTGTCCGCGACCGGTCAGGTCGGCACAGTAACCGTCTACCTGATCATTGAGGTTCCGATCACGGGGGTTGAGGCCACCGGCGAGACAGGAACCCTGACGGTCGCAGCCGCCGCGTCAGCCACTCTGCCGAGCGTCACTGCCACCGGGGTCGTCTCTGATGTGAGCGTCGCCGCATCTGCGACCACGTCCATCACGGGCGTTGTTGCATTCGGAGCAGTGACGCGGCCCAACGTCTGGGGAACCATTGTCCCCGCTCCGGGGACGGCATGGACAGAAGTAACACCCGCAGCCGGGTCCACGTGGACCCCCATTGCAGCATGAGGAAGATATGCGAGCAGCCTACGAAGTAGCGCAGTCCTACATGGGGCTCAAGGAGTACCCCGGCGCGGCCAACAACCCGGCCGTGCTCAAGATGTTCGCCGACTCCGGGCATGACTGGGTGGACGCGGACTCCACGCCTTGGTGTGCCGCCTTCGTCGGTTCCGTTCTGGCCCAGACCGGGGTTCAAGGAACGGGGAAATTGAACGCACGCTCTTATCTGGACTGGGGCAAGCCGGTAAATCTGGGCGCCGCAGAACCGGGCGACATTGTTGTGTTCTGGCGCGGCAGCCGCGACGGCTGGCAGGGCCACGTCGGCTTCTACGCTGGCGTGCAGGGCAACAACGTCGTGGTCCTCGGCGGCAACCAAGGCGACAAGGTCAGCAAGGCTGAGTACCCGATCTCCCGCCTGCTGGGCGTCCGCCGCGTCAAAGAGCCCCGATCCACCCCGGCGCAGTCCACGACCGTGCAGGCCTCCGCTGCTCAGGCCGTTGCGGCTGCGACTGGCGGCGTGACGGCTGTCGCGGCACTCGACGGTCAGGCTCAGATCCTCGCCTTGGTCTGCGCGGCCGTCGTGGGGCTGGCTGCTGTCTGGATCATGCGCGAGCGCCTGAAGAAATGGGCGATGGGGGACCGATGATCCGGATCAAACTCTGGCTGTACGCCATTGGCGGATTTGTGGTGGCGGTCCTCGGAGCATGGTTCGTGGGCCGACGCGAGGGGAAAAAGGTTGCCGAGTACGAGGAGTCTCAGCGGCGACTTGACGTGATGAAAGAGGCCCACGAGGTACAGGATGAAGTTCGCAAGCTTAGCGACGATGATATGCGTCGTGCTCTTGGCCGCTGGATGCGAGACCCGTAGTAACTCGTGTGACTGGGCGGCCCCGCTCCGCCCGTCCACGCAAGACGTGTTGACCCAAGGCACGGTGGAGCAGATAGTGCTGCACAACACGCTCGGCGAGCGCCTGTGCGGCTGGAGGCCATAGGAGGGGTGAATGCCCAGTTCATATACGTCCAACCTTGCAATCGAGAAGCCCGCGAACGGCGAGCAGGTCGGTACTTGGGGTAGCACGGTCAACGACAACATGGACATCGTGGACCGCCTGACCAGTCAGGTGGGCTCGATTGCCTTGACGGGGACGACGCACACGCTGACGACGTCGGGGTCTGGTGCTTTGTCCGATGGTCATTACAGCTTGATCAAGTTTACTGGAACTCCGGGCGGCACCTGCACGGTAACGATCAGCCCCAACAACATCCAGCGGATCTATACGATCTACAACGCGACCAACCAGACTGTGATCATGTCGCAGGGATCGGGGTCCACGGTCAGCGTTCTGGCTGGCGAGGTCGCGCAGCTCTACGCGGACGGCGCCGGTTCTGGTGCTTCGGTCGTTCAGCTCACGGACAAGCTCAAGGACGTCCTGTACAGCGGCGACATCGGTTCGACCGTTCAGGGCTACGACGCTGACCTCGCGGCAATCGGGGCGCTGGCCAAGACCGACGGCAACTTCATCGTGGGCAACGGGTCCACGTGGGTAGCCGAAAGTGGCGACACGGCGCTGACCAGCCTTGGGGTGACGGCGACCGCGACCGAGCTGAACAAGCTGGACGGCGTGACGTGGACGCTGACCGACCTCAACGGTCTGACGCCCACCGTGACGGAACTGAACTACGTCGATGGCGTAACCAGCAGCATCCAAACACAGCTGGACGCTAAGGTGGACGACGTGAACGCGAGCATTGAGACGTCGATCTCTCTGACCGGCGGAGCTGCTGCTTGGACGTTCGTGTCGTACGCTAATAACCTCTACATCAAGTACGGTACCTTAAACGTGGCGATGCTGGACACCGCTGGTAATCTGACAGTCAGGGGTAACATCACCGCCTACGGGAGCGTCTAATGACTGTCCCGACGCAAGGCCCGGTTAGTTTCTCTGACCTGCAAAATACGTTCGGTGGCACGAACCCTATTAGCATGTCCGAGTACTATCGCGGCGGTGCCCTTGTGCCCGTCGGGACCAATACTTCTGGCATCCCTTCGTCGGGAGCAATTGGTGTCGCGTCTTTTCGAGGAACTACCCCCTTTGCCAGCGTGTACTACGAGGTCATCGGCGCGGGTGGCGCTGGGGGCTATGGGCGCGGAAACGGTTATGGTAGCGGCCGCGCAGCGTCTGGTGGTGGAAGCTCCATAACAGGCAGCGGAGTGAGCATCTCTGTCAGCGGCGGAATAGGCGGCTTGAACGCCGTTATCGACGGGGACACGGTGGGCCGTGGCAGCGATGGGCAGGGAACCGCATACGGCTCTGGTGGGGGTGGTGCATTTAACTTCTCGGTCGGCGGGGACGCTCCCGCAACAAGCTACGGCGCTGGCGGCGGCGGTGCGGGCGGTGACAGCTCCAGCTTCTTCGACCCGTCTGGGGGTTGCGGGGAGGGTGGCTATGCGGGCCAGCGCACCACCGGGAACCTGTCTCTTCGGTATGGCTCTGTGACTTTGACCATGACGATTGGAAGTGCCGGTATCGGCTCTGGTGGAGACTATCGGGGCGGCAACGGAGCCAACGGCTTCGCCCGGCTGGTCGTGGACGGCGTCTTTTACGATTATACTTCGTCTGGGACGAAGGTGATCTGATGCCCCTAGTTAAACTCCAGTTCCGCCCCGGGTTCGTCAAGGACACGACCGCCTACACCAACGAGGGCGGTTGGCGCGATGGCAACAAGGTTCGCTTCAATCTCGGTTTCCCGGAGAAGATCGGCGGCTGGCAGAAGCTGTCCAGCAGCAGCTTCCTTGGCACCTGTCGCGCGCTGCTGCCTTGGTTCGATCTCGACGGCACGCGGCGCACGGGCGTCGGCACGAACATCAAGTACTACGCCGAAGAGGGCGGAGCGTACTACGACATCACCCCGATCCGTCTCACGACGTCAGCCGGGGATGCGACGTTCTCGGCGACGAATGGGTCGGCCACGATCACCGTGTCTGAAACGGGACACGGTGCGTTGGAGGGGGACTACGTCACATTCTCCGGCGCAGTCAGCCTTGGGGGCGTCATTACGGCCGACGTGCTGAACCAAGAGTATCGGATCGACACCGTGGTTGATGCTGATACGTTCACGATCACCGCTCGAGCAGCGAACACGCCCATCTCCGGACTTTCTGGGATCACGGTGGACGGCGAACTGGTGTTCACCCCGCTGCCCGCCAACGCTTCCGACTCCGGGAACGGTGGCGCCGCTGTTGTTGCCGCGTACCAGATCAGCACTGTGGTCGACAGTACGTCGGTCGGTACGGGCTGGGCCGCAGGTGGCTGGTCCCGCGAGGGGTGGGGCGAGGCCTCGGACCTCCCCATCAGTACGACGCAGATCCAGACGTGGTCTCACGACGTCTTCGGGGAGGACATCCTGATCAACCGGCGCGGCGGTCCGATCTACGTATGGGACACGTCCGTCGGAACCTCGTCGCGCGCAGCCACCATCACCGGAACGGACATCCCTGTCGCCGTGAACCAAGTCATGGTCTCTGACCGGGACCGGCACGTCATCGCGTTCGGCGTCAACGAGGTGGGCGGAACGGACATCGATCCGATGCTCATCCGGTTCTCCGATCAGGAGGACTACACCAACTGGCAGATCACGGCCACGACCAGTGCAGGCTCCCTGCGCTTGGGCAACGGCTCCGAGATCGTGACCGCCGTCGAGACGCGGCAGCAGACGCTGGTCTTCACGGACACTGCGCTCTACGCGATGCAGTACCTTGGTCCGCCGTTCACCTTCGGCATCAACATGGTCTCGCGTAACACATCTGTGGTATCGCCGAAGGCGGCCGTAGCCGTGGACGACGCCGTCTACTGGATGGGCGACCGGGTGTTCTACGTCTTCACCGGCTCCGTGCAAGAGATTCCCTGCCCGGTCCTGAACTACGTCTTCGATACGATGGACCCGGAGCAGACGTACAAGACCGTCTGCGGCTCGAACGTCGAGTTCGGGGAGATCTGGTGGTTCTACCCGTGCGTCTTCACCGGGCAGTGCGACCGCTATGTGGTCTACAACTACAAGCAGCAGATCTGGTACACCGGCTCCATGTCCCGCTCCGCTTGGCAGGACCGCGCCGGGGGCCCGCTGCCCTTGGCGGCAGACCAGAACTATCTGTACTACCACGAAACTGGTATCAACGACGGGTCCACGGACCCCGCTTCTCCGATCTCGGCCTACATCGAGTCCAGTCCGCTGACGCTTGGCGAAGGGGATCAGTTCGCCTTCCTGTCCCGCGTCATCCCGGACATCGACTTCACAGGCTCCACCATCCCCGACCCGAAGGCGCTGTTCACGGTGGCGGCGTCCGACAACCCGGGCGACCTGTACGGGCAGCTCGACGACGGGACCGTGCAACTCGCGTCCTCCGCCGGTGGCGCAGCGACCCCGGAAATCCCGTCCACGTCGCCCTCGGCAACGACTGCGGTCGATAGCTACACGGACCAGATCTACCTGCGCCTGCGCGGGCGGCAGATGAAGATTCGGGTCGAGTCCAACGACACGAACACGCAGTGGCGTCTGGGCACGCCGCGCGCCGACTTCCGCACCGACGGGAGGCGCTGATGTCGAGAAACCTCGCACGGCCGTACTTCCCGGTCCCGCCCCGGGAGTACGATCCTCAGTACATGTACGAGCTCGTCCGGGCGTTCTCCGTATACATCGACCAGCAGGCAAACCCCGGTCTGGGCCGGTTCACGAACGTGACGCTGACGGACCTGCCTACGGCCTCCACGGGCCTCGAACCGGGGACCCTGTGGAATGACTCCGGAACGGTGAAGGTCGCCACATAAGATTGCCTTGCAGGCTCTCGTTCTGTAGTATCCACCCAACGCCATAACGTCTGGCGCAGATCCGAAGTTGTACCCAAGCCAAGGACTCGCCATGGGTTTTCTGCCCGCACTTGCACCTGCCGCCGCTGGAGCCGCCTCTGCCGCCGCACCGGCATTGGCTAGTGGGATTGCAGCCGCCGCACCGGCAGCCGCTGGCCTCGGTGCCGCAGCCGCCCCGGCCGCCGCCGCACTTGCACCTGCCGCAGCCGCCGCACCTGCCGCCGCTGGCCTCGGAGCGGGTGTGGCGGGATCTGCTGCCGGAGCTGGAGCCGCCGCCGGGGGTATGGCAGCCGCCGCGCCCGGCTTGATCGGCAAGGGCATCGCCGCACTTGCACCTGCCGCCATCCCCAAGGCGATGGCTGCCCCGGTGGGGACGGGACTCGCCTCGGCAATCGGCGGGATCCAGAACCTCACCAAGCTCGGCTCCGCATTGTATAAGATGGGGTCGCAAGGTGCCGGGGCAGCGCCCGCTCCGTTCACCCCGGAGGTTCGGCAAGCTCCGGCGCGAGATCGAACCAATTCTCTCGGCGGCGACATGTTTGCTGCTCCGCAGGAGACTCCGAGCCCCTTCCCGAAGACATCGATGAACCAAGGCATCATGGCCATGCAGCCCTTCCAGCAGCCCATGAGTTCGTTGCCCATGAGCCCGGTGTCCTTCAACCTAAACGGCAGCTACCGGGACGGCGGCTACATCCAAGGTCCGGGGACCGGGCGCAGCGATTCGATCCCCGCCCGCATCTACCAAGACGGCCAACCGGTCCAAGAAGCGCGGCTCTCGGACGGTGAGTTCGTGATGACTGAGCGCGCCGTACGCGGCGCAGGAAATGGCGACCGGGCCAAGGGCGCAGCGCGGATGTATCGCATGATGCGCGAGTTTGAAAAAGGAGGCCGGGTCCATGGGCGCGCCTAGTTCACAGACGGTCAAGCAGACTACGAAGACGGAACTTGATCCGGTCCTTCAGGCCCACCTGTACGGGGGCAAGCTTCCTGCCTCGGCCATGACCGGCATCGTTCCGGCATACTTCCGCGCCCCGTCGGGCAGCCTGAAGGGCGCCTACGAGACGGTCGCAGATCTCTACGGTGACCAGCAGCGCTTCGCGGACGGCGGCAACGTCCTGAGCCTTGCCGAGCAGGCCTACCAGCTGACGACCGGCACGGACCTTGGTGCGCAGCTGCCTGAGTATCAGGTGGCGGCCCAAGATCCTTCTATGATGAGCGCCTACAACCTCGGTATGGGCGGCATCGGATCGTACCAGCCGTATCTTCAGCAAGGTGCCGCGACGACGCAGGGCGGTGTCGGAGCGCTGCAGCGCGGGCTGGGCGCAACCGGGAGCGCGCTCCAGATGGCTCAGCCGTACCAGACGGCGGCCGCTCAGATGATGAACCTTGGCGCTGAGACCGCCATGGGCGCAACCGGGGGTTATGACCCCTCGTCCTACCAGTCGTACATGAACCCCTACACCGAGGACGTGATCCGGGCTTCGGAGCAAGACGCGGCCCGTCAGGCGGCGATCTTGGGCCGGGAGATCGGGGCATCTGCCGTCGGCGCGGGCGCATATGGCGGCGGTCGCGAGGCGGTTGCTCGGTCGGAGGCCGCCCGGAACATTGCGGACCAGCTTGCCCGGACCACGTCGCAGCTTCGCCAGCAGGGCTACATGGGCGCCCAGCAGCAGGCGCAGACGGCGTTCGAGCAGCAGCAACAGCGGCAGCTGTCCGGCGCGGGTCTGGCCGGTCAGATGGGTCAGGGGCTCGGGGCCCTCGGTACTTCGTACGGCCAGCTCGGCATTCAGGGCGCCGGTCAGATGGGCCAGCTTGGTCTGGGCTTGGGCAACCTCGGCCAGCAGCAGGCGGCATTTGGCCAGCAGGCGCAGCAGGGCCTTGGCGCGGACATCTCGATGCTGCAGAACCTCGGCCAGCAGCAGATGCAGTACAACCAAGCGCTGCTGGATGCCGCACGGATGAACGAGTACCAGCGTGTCATGGCTCCGTACCAGCAGACGGCGTTCCGCGCCGACATCCTGTCTGGTTCCCCGACGGGCGTGTCTGGGGCCATGACGCAGACGTCGCCGGGCCCGAGCCCGCTCAGCCAAGTCGGCGGCCTTCTCATGGCCGGTCTCGGCGGCCTTGGCGGGTAATAAGGAAGCACACCATGTCCGTGATGCAACGCAAGCTCTTCGCCAACAAGGAAGCCCGGACCAAGCTCCGGGACATGGGCGGGATCATGTCCTCGTTCCCCGAACTGTCTGGCGAAGTGCAGCGGTTTCAGGACGGCATGATGGTCGAGGCTTCGCCGGGGTTCAGCCCGCCGGTGCCTTCGGTTTATGACCAACTGGTCGCCGAGTCCTTGCTCGAAAGGACTTCTCGTGATCCCAACCCGCGCCGGGGAGGCACGCCCCGCGCTACGCCGTTTGAGATGCCTTTTGATCTAAACCTGAGCGAAACGACTGCTCAGCCCAACCCCCGCCGGAGGGGGCAAGAGGAAGTGGCGGCTCCTGCTCCGGTTGTGACTGAGCGCCCGGACCCGGAGCGCCTCAATCGAAAAGAGCTCCGAGATTTGAGGGCAACCCAGCCTGCCGTCGAAGTGTTCAAGGACGACACCGAAGAACCGGCACCCGCAGAGGAACAGGCCGCGCCGACGACCGAACAGCGGATCGCGGACCTTATTCCCACGTCCACCGAAACGCCTGATGAAACGGGCGGCGGGGAGACCGACACTCCCGACCTCCGCGCCCGGGCCGAGGAGCGCATCAAGCTGTTCCAAGACCTCTTTGGGTCGGACGAGCCGACGGCGCGCGACCGGGCCATGCAGTTCGCCATGATCGGTCTGGCCATCGCCGCCGGTCAGAGCCCGAATGCGCTGACGAACATCGCTTCGGGGCTGCTGGCTGGGACGCAGGCAATGACGGCGCAGGAAGCGGAGCGCCGCAAGGGTGCTCGCGAGATCAGGTCCGAAGCTATCACCTCCGTGTTCGATGAGCTGGAGGCGGAGCGCGAGGCGAGGATTAAGGACCGCGAAAAGTACCAGCCGACGGAGTCTTACACCGACACCCTCATGAAGACGATTAACACCCTGATCAGCGAGGGCGAGGACCCCATCAAGGCCGCTCAAATAGCCGAGCAGCTAGTTAACCCTCTGTATGGTCGTCCCATGCTTCCTCCGGAAGGAACCGGCCCAGCATTTCCCGATGACATGACTGAGGAAGAAAAAGCAGCGTACGGAGGCTGAGCATGGCCACATACGAAGAGATCATGGCCGCTGCTCAAAACGCAAAAGCCGAAGGCCGAGACGGCGCGGCTCGGTTTCTTGCGACTCGGGCCTACGAGCTTCGTACCGGCCGCCCGTTCAGCGTAGGTGACGCGGAGAACCCAGAGGACGTCTACGATCCGACCGTAAGCGAGGGCGTGGCGCAGGAGTTTTTCGAGGGCATCTTCTCCGGCGGCACCCGTATCGTCCAAGGCGTCCTCGAGACCGGCGCTGCGGCAGCAGACTTGGTCGGCGACACGGACTTTGCTCCGCAGGTCACTGAGGCCTTTGAGGCCTTCCGTGAACGGGCGGGCATTGATCCTGTTGGGCTGGTCGGCAAAGGTGCCGAGGTCATTACCCAGTTCGTCATCCCGGGCGGCCTCGCCGCGCGTGCCGTGGGCAACCTGTCCAAGGCCGGTCGCATCGGCACGGCGATCCGGCAGATCGCGGCGGCAGGCGCGGTCGATGCCGTCGTTTCCGACAACGATACGACCACCATTGGCGACTTCTTCGAGGGCGGCCCCACGCAGCGCGACGAAATGGTTGGTTTGACCGGTCGAGACGAAGCGCTGCGTCGGATCGCAAACAAACTCCGTGTCGGCGCCGAGAGCGGCGCGGCCCAGATCATTGCTCCCCTTGCGATCAGTGCGGCAGCACGGGGCGCGGGGAAGGCCGCGCTTGCCGTGGACCGTGTACCGGGGCTCAGGGTCCTCGGACCTGTGGCAGCGGCCCGTGGCGTCCAGCGCTTGGCCAAGCCTATCGGCGCGCGCCTCGGCCGCATCGAAGAGGCGCTGCGCACGGGCCAAAAAGTCGGCAGCTTCGGGCGCATGCTCGGCGAGACGCTGGCTGCGACTCGTTACCGTGGCATGCTGCCGGAGGAGGTTGCAGAAGCGCGGCTGCTGAGCACCGGTCAGGAAGAGGCAGGCGTCCAGCAGGCGCTCGCTTTGTCCGCCCGCATCAACAGTAGTCTCGACGGCGTTCTCAAGAAGATGAACAGGATGGCGCCCACCGCCACCCCGCTCACGCGGGCCGACGCGCTGAACACCATCGAAGAGTTCCTGACGACGAAGAACCCCGCCCGCAGAACGCAGCTCTTCAACTCGATCCCGCAAGATCTGCGCTCCGACGTCCAGCAGATGCGGACGATGGTTGACGACCTCAGCCAGCAGATCCTCGGCGGCGACTTCATGAAGCGCTTTGGCCAGACGCAAGCCAAGAACGATCCGCTGAACCGCACCATCGAGCAGGTGATCAAGGGCAACCTCGGATCCTACATGCGCCGTCGCTACCGGATCTTTGAGGACACGGGATACCAGCCCACGCAGGACGTCATCAACGCGGCCGCGCAAGGGTTCAAGAACGACAAGAGCTCGGTCGAGGCCATCTTTGGGGAACTGATCCAAAAGAACAAGGCTACCCCCGCTGACCTTGGCGTCAATGTGTCCCCGGCCGGGAAGATCACAGGACCGGTGTCCGACGAGCAGGCGCAGCGGGCCGTTACGGCGTTTCTCGACAAATATCGCAAGGCTCGCGGCCAGAAAAACCTCCTGTCGCGAGTCGCCGAGAAGCGCGTTCCGACGGACCTCTTCATCACCCGTAAGAACCTGAAGGACTATCAGAAGGCTTTGATCGGCGAGGTGAAGAACCCGCTGGAGAACTTCGTTGCCACCGTTGCCGATCTGGCCGAGTTCAAGGCGGTTGACGACTACTTTTCCCGCGTGCGCAGCCTTGCAGACGACCCGAACAACGCCAACACGTTCGGGCGGTGGTTCCGCAATACGGAGAAGATGTCTCCGGTGCAGAAGAGGGCACTGCAGGAAGACGACGGCTACCGCATCCTCGGCGAGGGAGACAAGGACCCGCTGCAGAGCGGCTGGGGTTCCCTGCAGGGCTATGCCGTGCCCGAGCGGATTTACCGGGACCTGACCCGCACCGTTGCCGGTGACCTTAACGTCGTAGGAAACTCCGCCCGGTCTCTGTACAACACATTCCTTCGGGCCAAGGGCTTCACCCAGTTCGGGACGGTCGTGCTGTCGCCAGCAACCCAGATTCGGAACGTCACCACCGCGGCCCTGTACTCTACGATGCAAGGCAACGTGGGCCGGGGCGCAAACCTCTGGGAGTCGATGCGGCTGGTGTTCGACAACCTCCCGCAGGGTCAGGTGACTGACATGTTCACCAAGCTCCAGCGGCTGGGTGTCGTCGGATCGCAGGCCGAGCTCCGCGAGATGCAGGACTTGATCTCCAAGGGCTTCGGCTTCGACCAGCCTGCGCGCATGTTGGGCGGTCTCCCGACCGGGCGGCGCATCGGATCTCGGTGGACAGACAACCCCATCGGCGCGTTTGTTGCCGGTTCGGGACGCAAGGCACAAAACTTGTATCAGGCAGGGGACGATCTCTGGAAGATCTACAACTTCCAGTTCGAACGCCGGAAGCTCCTCGACGCTCTGCAAAGCATGGGCGGGAAGGAGCGGCAGGCGTATATCGATGCCCGTGGCGGGGCGGGCAAGGCGCTCGACGACTTCCTCGATGAGGAGGCGGCCTACGTCGTCCGGAACGTGATCCCCAACTACAACATGGTCCCCGAGGCGGTGCGGTTCCTGCGCCGGATGCCTGTCGGCAACTTCATAGCTTTCCCATCAGAGATCATCCGGACCAGCGTCAACACCCTGAGCCGGGCGCTCGATGAGCTTGCCGACCCGAACCGCGCCATCCAAGAGATTGGCATGCGCCGGATCACGGGCATGATGGGCACCGTGGGGATCATCGGTCCGACGCTCTCGAAGCTCGCCTATCAGACCTCGGGCGTAAGCGAAGAAGAGATGGACGCCTACCGTCGGTCCTTGGCTGCCCCGTGGGAACGCAATGCGCGCCTGATTCCGGTCGGTCGCCATGAGGACGGAACGCCCAAGTACATCAACTTCTCGTACTCGAACCCGTACGACATGATCGAACGGATGTTCACTGCCGCGCTCAACAAGCAGGAAGAGGGCCGCCTGCTCGGCAAGTCCTCTGACCAGATCGCGTTCGAGGCGTTCTCGGAATCCTTCGGGGAACTCGTGGCTCCGTTCACCGAAGAATCCATTGTTACCGGGGCGTTGCGTGACGTTCTTGATCCAAACTCTCAAGTTCCGGGTGTCCGTCAGCTCGGTCAGCTCGTTGGCGGCCGGGGCGGCTCGACCCTGACTGGGGCCCGAGTGTACAGCACGGAAGACAGTGCTGGTGACAGGGCCCGGAAGAGCGTCAATCACGTCTTCGGGACGATCCTGCCTTCAATCGTGCCCATCGATACGCGCGGCGGGGAGCTCGAACCCAGTCGTTTCGCGCGTGGGTTCGTCAACACTCTCGGCTTGAACGAGGAGCTTGGCGTTGACCCGGAAGACCGGCGGGGCATCGAGCGCCGCCTGAGCGCGGAGCTTGCCCGAGTCTTCAGCGGGATCGCCGAGTCCGAGAGCCAAGCCACTCAGGGCCTGATCTACCGTGGGTTCGAGTTCAGCCAGCGCCGTCGCACCGCCAGTGGGATCTTCAACAGCGTGGCGCGCCGTCCGAACGTCACCTCGCAGGAGCTGCTCGACGCCTTTGTCCGCGCCGACGAAGCGCGCTACCGGGTGTTCAACCAGTTCTACCGGACGGTCGAGGATCTCCGTGCCATCGGCATGTCGGACCGCGAGATCCGTCGCATCCTCGACCAGAACAACATCGGTGGCGTGAACCAGCTGCTGCGCGGCCGGTACGAGCCGCTGGATGTGAGCAAGGAAATCCGTCAGGTGATGCGGCGCAACGGTCGTTTGGACCAGCTGCCGAGGAGCGAGATCCAAGAGTACCGGAGGCAGCGTCGGCAGATCGGCTACGGCCCTGTCGAAGAGGCAGCGCCTGCGCCGGAGGCGCCCGCCGGAGCGGGCAACCCGCTCATGGGCATGGATCAAGCACAAGGGGCGGCTCCCGCCGCCCCGGTTGTCGGTCCAGTGCCAGCTGCGCCGGGCCCACAACCCTCGGCACAACCGGCAAGAACCGCACCTCCACCGTTGGAGCTTCTTGGGTCAAACCCGTTCGAAGCACTTCGGAACCTTGGTATCGCACAGCGTCCACTTAATCAGTAGGCCGCCTCGTACGTTACCTCTACCCCATCGCCGCCGAAGAGGATGACAGCGTCTTCGGCGGTCTTGTGCGCTTCCTCGAAGACCTCCTCGTTCTCGTACCCTTCCGCTAGCTTCAGCAGGGCCGTGATCATGAGGCAGAACGCCTCCACCTGATCAGGGTGCATGTCCTTGAAGCCGACGGTCTTGATCTCAGACTCGAAATCCATCGAAGTCCCTCCGAGTTGCAGTGCCGTGTAGGAAGGGTAGCACCCCTCCTCGCTCGCCCAAAGCGGATCAAGCCCCACCTAGGGTAGAATCCGCGCTTGACCTGCGCCGGTCATCCGACCTCGCCCCAGTCGCTGCCCAGCTCGGCATCCACCTTGGACGGGACCTTCAGAGACACCCCGGTCTCCATGATCTCTTGGATCTTGTTCGCCTGTTCTTGGCTCTCCACAGAGAAGCAGAGTTCGTCGTGCACGGTCAGAGAAGGGATGAGGCCTTCGGCGTAGCAGTCGGCCATCGCCTTCTTGGTCTGGTCGGCAGCGGACCCTTGGATGAGCTTGTTCAGGGCCTTGTAGGTGAACGCCCTCCGGACGATGGGGCCGTACTCCTTCCGGGCCTCCTCCAACGGCAAGGCCTTCTTGTACTCCGCGCTCCACTGGGCCGGTTCGTACAGATGGAAGCGGCACTTGCGGCCGAGCAGGGTGCGGATCTGTCCGTACTTTTCCGCCTGCTTCGATGCCGTCGTCGCGAGCTGGCGAACGAACGGGACGCGGGTGTCGAACGTCTCCATCAGGTCCTTGGCTTCCTCCGTGGAGACACTAAGCTGATTCGCCAGCTTAGTTATCCCCATGCCATACATAATTCCCAATCCACAATTGTGTACTAGGATTCCCGATACAGTGAAACGATGGCGGGGTCCGGCGTTCCGGATGTCGTAGACCTTCGAGATCCGACGCGCTTGTAGCTCGGGATGGCGTCCGGCGACATCCCCTCCTGCAAAAGTGTGCGCACCTTGCCCGGACCGAACTCGAACTCGGGATGGTCCGTTTTGATCAGGTGCCACAGATGCGCCTGCACGACCTGCTGCCCTTTGTACGACACCCACTGCGTCCGGCGCCGGTTCTGCAGGTTCTGCGCGGGAGTTGCCCTGCGCAAGTTCCCCGGAGCATATGGACCATCGTTGTCTATGCGGTCGATCTCGTATCCAAGCCACTCCTGCGCGGAGTGCAGCGACAAGAGATACTCGAAGAGATCCCGCTTGGTCGCGAAGAGACACCGGATCCCACGACCCCCATAGTTTCGATACCCTCGGTCCTTGGGGTTGTTGCACCGCTGGAAAATGGACTCGACCCGATGCGAAAGCTTCGTCTCTGCCGTACTGCTGGACAGCATATTCCCAGCCTTGCGGTGCCGCTCCTTGGTGCGGCAGGACATGCAGCAGGTCGAGCGGCCGCGCCGCAAGTTTTCCAGCAGCTTCCAGTCCTCTGTTCCACAGGCGCAGCGCACATGCGCGTAGATGTGCCTCCCACGTCGCTGTATCTCTCGGGTCGTGATCGTCCACGAGCCGAACTGCTTGTTCTCCAATTCCGGTTCGAGCAAGTCTTTCCAGTCTGGATGCTGCGACCCCGAGAGGAAGCGTCCGTCCTCGTCCAACCCATACCTCGTGGTCCGGCGTTGCTGTGAGACCGTCATATGTGATTACGTCCTTCTCTCCTTGGTACACGAGACCCTCGTGCTCCACCCACTCTACACCATCCCATACAAGATGGTCCATCGTAATCTCTTGGATGGGGACCAAGCCTTTGTCGGTAAGAACGAGTTCGCCTTCAGCGATGCAGGTCTTGGCTGACTTCCTGTCGATCCCAGCGATGTCCGCTACCATCTGGTGGAAGTCGAAGTCCTCGTCTTGGTAGCCCTTGACGAAGTTATCGACCACCGGACCACGCATCGAGTCCGGCATGCTCGCCGCGTAGTGAACGAGCAGCCGAGGTTCTTGGGACGAGTAGTCAAAAGACCCCCACTGCTGCCCCGGTTCAGGGACAAACAGGCCACGGATCAAGGACTTGAGCTCCGGGTCCCGTGCTGGAATTTGCTGGAGGTTGGGCGAGGAGCTGCTGTTATGGTGAATCAGTCCGTGGGCAACATAGCTGTGGTCGGTCTCGACTTCGATGTCCCAGACCTGTGCAACTCCCACAGGCTCAATCTCCTCAACGGTGACCGTGCGTGTAGGATGCGGTGAGCTGCTGGAGTGACCAGAGCCAAGTTGTCCGGGTGATTGTTCGTGCGATCCTCGTCTATGTGATGCACATCCATCCCACTCGGAACCTCCGTCAGCCCAAGCATCTGCGCCATGACCACCTGATGCTCGTATACGTGCTTGGACTCCGGCCTGCCTGTGTACCAGTTCGGCTTGAGAATAAGAACGTACCCGTGAGGATCGCAGAACAGACGCCCCAAGTGATTGTGATGCAACTCTCCGGCCTTCCCCTTCATCGGGTTCTTCGTACCCGTTTTCGAACGGGAGTACCGAAGCGCTTTCTCCTCCTTCAGCTGCTCCTTCGAAAGACCGCGCTTCATCATCTCCTGCGCGGTGTGAAAGCTGATAGACAGCGCCGAAGCCACCTGTTTGAGCGTCGGCTTCTCCGGTGAGAGATACAACTCCACCGCCTTCTGACACAAACTGGCGTCCGCCAAGTCCCTCTTCGAAATCGACACTTGCGATCTCCTGTCCAACCGAAAGTTCGCCGACCCGCTTCCAACCAGCGGTCGTCAGGACACGGTGGTTACGGGTACATTTAACCACGTTACCAGAAGATACCCTGAGCGCAACCATTTCTTCCTCACCCTTGTAGATCAGGTGCCGGATAGACTGGAGGCGCCCACGATGGGTCAGGGCGAAGTCCTTTCTGGGCTTGATCTCGACGATGGGCACAGGTCCCCGCTGCGTCTCGATCAGGGTGTCTGCCGAAACGCAGAACCGCCCAGTCACCGTCCCACCGTCGTCGCTGCGCAGCTGGTGGAACTCGCAGTGGATCCGACCATTGTGCTCGTGCTGAAGGATCGTCTCGATGAACGTCCCGTCCGCCTTGTCGAACTCGCGCAGACGCACAATGGCATGCGCAACCTCATGCGGGTGTGCATTCAGGAACTGCTTGGTAAACGAAGGAGCACCGGCCTCTGTCTTCGGATACTGCAGATTGAGCGCCTCGAACACCTGCTGCACGGATGCCGCAGCCCAAGGTTCGATGGCCACGCCTGTCTTGTCCTTGATGAAGGCCTTCAGTTCTTGGACCTTGGTCCTCAGTCCCTTGCGGGCGATGTCGGCCTTGTCCAGATCGACCCGCACGCCACGGGTTTTCATCTCGAGCATGAGCGGAATCAGCCCGGTCTCGAGGGCGAAGATGCTGCCCAGCTCTTCCTTGGTGATGTGCGTCTGCAGGTTCCGCCACAGGGCCAGCGTCATGGCCGCGTCCTGCTCGGCGTAGCTTCCGACGTACTGGGCGGGCAGCTGCCACATGTCCTTCTTGGGGTCGATCCCCCAGTCCTTCGCGGCGGCGCGGAGCATGCGCTCGTCCTTGCGCATGTCGATGTAGTCGCGGCCCAGATTGTTCAGGCTGTACGAGAAGCGGTTCTCGTCGATCAACGGGGCCGCAATCATGGTATCGATGATACGGCCCTTGACCTCCACGCCCTCGGCCCGAAGCCAGCCCGCGTCGTAGGTGGCGTTGTGCATCACCACCGTCAGATCCTCGCGCGACAGCAGTTTGGCCAGCCAGCGCATGGTCATCTTGGGATCGAGGTTGTGCCCGTTCTTGTGACGGATCGGGAAGTACCACTGCTGGTCGCCGGTCGCGATGGCGATGCCGACAATGAAGCCGTCGTTGCGGGTCCAGCCGGGGCCGAGCGTCGTCAGGTTCGGATCACAGGTCTCGAGGTCGAGGGCAATCTCAGCGGATCCAGAGAGGTTTGGATACTCGGCCGGGATGTTCCAGTCCGTCTCGACCTGCCCGAACTCCAGTCTCTCTAAAAATCCGAGCGTTTTCTTGTCCCACTTGTCTTTGGCCATAGTCTTTCCTTTCAAGGAGCCCCTTCTGCTTGGCGTTGTGACGGTGCACGTGCACCGTGTTCACTGCGATACCAAGCTTCGCGGCAATCTCGCGGCTCGTCAGCCCCTGCTTCGTCATCTTTACGACCCGCGCCATGTTGCCACGGTCGCAGGTTCGAACGATCTTGGTGTCCGGGTTGTTCTTGTGGCTGAGGTGGTAGTAGACGCCTGCCAAGGACAGGCCCGTCTTCTCCTTGATCTCGAGGGCCGTCAGCCCCTCCTTCCAGAGCGCTCGGACCGTCGGGCCCCACCCCGCGCTGGCCTTCTCACTGTTTTTCCTTCTCGGCCGGAACTCGGTCATATCTCGTACCTGTAGTTGCGGTGGTTACGGTCGTAGAGCGGTGGCTCGACAATGTGCAGGACCCGCTTGGCCCGGGTCACCCCCACATAGAATACCCGGTGCTCGCCCTCCAACGAAGCCGTCTCTTCGATAAACTTGTTCGTGCCGGTGAACAGGACACAGATGTCGTCTTCCCCGCCCTTCATCGAATGGATCGTCCCGATCTTGATGCGCGGCTCGCTGGTGATGTCTTCGCCCATGAGCTCGATCCGGCGCAGGTACTGGGACAGGTGGTCCCCGAGCGCGAGGACGTCGAACGCCTTCCGGTCCACTGCGTCTTCCCGCATGCCGTAGTTGCGGACGAGGCTGCCCATGGTGAAGCGCTCGTCCGCCGCAGCGGCATCGAGGAGCGAGGACGCACCACGTTTCAGCACGGCCCTCGGACCTTGCTTCGGCACGTTCTGATACAGCTCCTTGATCTGGGGCAGGAAGACTTCCCCACCTGCTGCCAGCGTGCGCCACGTGGTCAGGGCCCGGATCTTCTCCGGGGTCACCGGCGGCTTGCCGGACAGGGAGTAGTAGTACCCCATGTTGTGGACCTCCATCGCCAGCGTCTTTGCGATGGCGTTGGTCCGAGCCATGATGGTGATCGACCCTGTGCCAAGCGAAACATCAGAGAGCTTGGTATGCCAGTGCACCTCCCCGATCTCCTCCGTCGGGTGGTACTCCTTCGGCACTCGGTCCCGGATCCGGCGAACGATCCTGTCAGACAGGTCGAAGACCTTCTTGGGCAGGCGGTACGATTGGGTGAGGATGCGCCGCTCGTCTCCGAACTCGACGAAGCTCTTGGCCTCGGCACCGCTCCACTCGTGGATCGCCTGATCGTCATCACCGGCGGTGAACGTGCGCTCGGCCGCAGACGCGATCTTCTTGGCCATCTCCCACTGCAGCGGGGTGAGGTCTTGCGCCTCGTCGAGGATGAAGAGGTCGAGGGCCGGAGGTTCGATGCGCTGGACGTAGTGCTCGATCATGTCCACGAAATCGAACTTGAACAGGCGCTTCTTGTACAGGTCCATCTGATCCTTGATCTGGCGGCACTTGGCCTTCGTCATCTCGTACGTCTGGTGAAACCGCCACTCGTCCTCGATATCGACCATGCGGTAACGGGCCCGGTCGATGATCGCCATATACCGGGTGCCCTTTTCGTGTCCCCACGGCAGGAGCATGCCTGCCTCGGGCTGGACATTCACGTTGAACATCTCGCCCAGCATGGCCCCCAGAGCCTCGTAGTCCTTTTTGGACATGACGTCGTCACGCTTGATCCCCAGCGCGCGGAACGCGGTGGAGTGCAGGGTGCGCATGTGCGGGAAGTGCTTCCGGTCCACCTCGAAGCGAGCCACCGCCCGGTCGAGGAACTCGTTGATGGCCTTCCGAGAGAACGAGCACACGGCAATGCGCGACGGGTGGATGCCGTCCTGCAAGGCCTGCTCGAGGATGTCCATCAGGGCCGTCGTCTTCCCGCAGCCGGGAGGCCCGAAGATCTGGGTGACAGTCATGTTCTGCTCCTAGAATGGTATTTCGCTGCTGATGTCTTGGATCTCGTGCGGCTCGGGCTCCTCGTCATACTCCCTGACCCACCACACGCGGACCGAGGACCTCTTTCCGTCCGTCTTGTAGTAGTTGATCTTGGTGTGGCAGGACTCCTCCCCGGTGATGCGCTTGAGTTCCTGCTGGATCTTTCCGGGGGTGTACTCGGTGAACGACCGGCTGCGCAGGAAGCTCTCGAGGGCGTCCATCTTGAAGTGGATCTTGCCGTTGTTATACCACGGCTTGCCGTTGTTCACCTCGGCCGCCTCCAGCGCCTGAACAGAGCCGGTGCAGAACTGCTTCAGCAGCTCCTCGAACCTGCCCTCGTTGGTCAGTTCGCGCGGCACCTCGATGAAGACCGCCTCCTTCAGCATGCCGTTGATGATGCCCGTCCAGTCCTGCTGCTTCATCGTGCTGGGCATGAAGTGCGTCTGCTCCAGCACCTTCTTCTGCCAGCGCTGCTGGTTCTGCAGTGCATCGGAGTCGAGCTCGACCCGCTTCCCGTTCACGTCCATGAAGTAGTACGGCGGCTGCGTCAGAATCACGGTCAGGCCGCCGACTGTCGCCCTGCTCTCGGTGTCTCCGCCCACGCCAAAGGGGCAGTTCCGGCAGGCCAGCTTGTCGCAGTGGGACTTGAACGGCTCGATGTCGCAGGTCGGCCCGTAGTCCTTCTTTTCGAGGGACTTCTGCAGGTTCACGACCTCGGTTGCTCCGAGGGGCGTCGTGAAGATCTGCCCGTTGAAGCTCTCCATCTGCATCTTCCAGTCGTCGGGCCACTTACGCTTGCAGTACAGACCCACCATGAAGAGGATGAGGTTGCGGTTCTCGGACACCGGTCCGTCCCGCAAGATGTACCGCAGGCAGGCGTACCCGTCGCTGAACCACTTCCGGCTCCCCGCGATCTTCGACATGTCGATGGCGGACGGCGAACACCGGATCGCCTCGACCGCGTCGAGGAACTCGTCGAGGCTCATCGCCTCCCCGTTCTCGTCGAAGCAGTAGCGCGTCGTCGTGTCCGCGTTGTGGTATGGCATGTTGATGAAGCTGCCGAGGTCGCCACGCTCGGACAGGATTTCGTCCTGCTTCGGGAAGATCTCGCAGCCGGAGAAGCCCAACGCGATGGAGATCTCGGTCAGGTATTCACGGATCAAGGACGCCGGGTACCAGTCGTCGAGGAACAGGTACACATGCGCGCCGCCGGACTTCGACCGGCACAGCAGCATCGGAAGCTTCGCGTCTCGTATCTTCTTGTTCAGCGCGACGAGATCGAGGTTGTAGGTGTCGATGTCCATCGCACCGAACTTGACCATGTTCTCGGCCGTGATCGGAACGGCGCCGTACCCCTGCCCGCCGTTGATGTGCTCCTGCACCATGTCCACGGTCATCGGACCACGGATCATCATGCTCTTCGCTTCCGCCTTGCCGCCCCTGCCGATGCGGCCGACAGTCGTCTTGCCGTGTGCGTGGCCCGACCCCTCGAACACACGCAGCAGCCGTTCTGCCTGCGTCATAGCTCCTCCGCTTCGTCATCGAGGTGGGCGGCCCATGTATCATGACGCGATACACGGGCCGCCCGAAGGCATCAGAAGGGGATATCTTGATCCGCTTCCTGACGAGCTGCGGACTGCTCGTGCTCATCCGGCGCGGCCTTCACCTCG